CATCGGTGACTATGCCAAGGCTGCTGACCTGACTGCTGCTATTGGCCGCATCGCTGCTCTGGAGAAGGATACCCACACCCACGCTAACAAGGCCCTGCTCGACACCTATGATCAGACCAACGAGGATCTGAAGGACGCTGTTGCCAAGAAGCACAGCCACGCCAACAAGACCGAACTGGATAAGATCGTTGAGGGCGACAAGGCTAAGTGGGATGCTGCGGCTGCAAAGGCTCACGAGCACGCCAACAAGACCGAGCTGGACAAGATCGCTGAGGGCGACAAGGCTAACCTGGACGCTGTTGTTGCAGCTCTGACTGTCGGTACGTTCTGATCAGGGAATCCGGTAAACTGACCGAGGAGGGAGCGGCTTAGATGCCGCCCCTCCTTTTTCAATTAAAGGAGGTGTACAAATTGTCCCTATTCAACGTAAACCAGACGGTTGCCAGTAAAGCGCGGAATACATCTACGGTTCCGATCAAGGACAAGCAATTCCTTATCGTAACTGATTCAGGTGACATCTTTTACGATTCTGACGGAACACGTGTTCAGTTGACGGATATCATCGTCCTGGACACAGAGTCACAACGTCTTGCGCTGACCTCACCGTTCGAGAAGTTCTACTTCGTGAAGGGATCTGGCGCTCTTTGGAGATATAACAACAGCTCATGGGTCAAATGTTCCGGTGGTGGAAGTATGTCGGTTGACAAGGTGCTGTCTGTTGCGTCTTGGTCAGACAATAAACAAAATATTGAGATTTCTGGACTGACGGCAGATCAAAACGGCATCGTGGGCTTGTCTCAGAGTGTGTCCATGGAGGAAAGAGAGGCGGCAGAAACCGCCAGCCTTTATGTTTGTGGGCAGCAGGACGGTTCCTTTACTGTCGCCATTGGTGGAGACAAACCTACGTGTGATATCCCGATCACGGTTATTCTGTTCGGTTAAGGAGGGATGAGCTGTGAGCCAAACAACGACGAACTATGGGCTTATCCTGGAAGACGATTCTTCGACAAAATTTAAGGTCTGGCGTGAAGCAATCAACGGTGCATCTAACTCCAACTTCATTAAGGTTGACGAGATTTTGGCGGAGAAAGGCGGCAAGAGCGTGAGTATTGAATGTACGCTGATCGCCAGCTCATGGGCAGGGGTAGATGCTCCGTTTACGCAAGAACTGGCCGTCACTGATCTTGGTGCTGCGCAAAACGGTAATATCTCGGTCGCTCATAGCGCAACTTTTGAGCAACGTGAGATGGCACGAGATGCCAAACTCTGCGTAACCGGGCAGTCTGATGGAAAGCTCATTATCTCAGCAGACGGTGAAATGCCCGATATTGATATCCCTGTGGTAATCACTCTCCTGGGATAAAAGAAAAGGAGGATTCAATATGCCTATTCTTGGCAATTTCCCCTCTGGTGGTGGAGGCGGAACAGGCGGTCTGACCCTGGCCGCTGTGACAGATATTCAGACCTTGGCCGCTGCCGGCAAGGTTTATGTGAAGTGGACTGACCCTGACGATCTGGTTGTGGCCGGCTCCACACTGGCAGCATGGGGCGGCACTCTGCTGGTGCGTAAGGCAGGTAGTGCCCCCGTAAGCCGTCGTGATGGTACGGTAGTTTTGGATAGCAAGACTCGCAATGCGTATCAGAACGAATACTTTTGCGATTCTGGCCTGACAGACGGTGTAACCTACTACTACAAGTTCTTTCCCTACACTACGCAGAGTTCCTATACGGATAGTGCGGACGACGAGTTCAGCAAGACGCCCGCTCCTGTGGCAGTTGGCGATGTGTCCAGCATGAGTGCTGTTGCCGCTGGTAACGGCAAGCTGGCACTGAAATGGACTGATCCTTCGGCTACCGTGGTGAACGACGGTGTAACGCTGGCGACTTGGGCGAAGACTACTGTGGTAGTTAAGGCGGGTGGTTATGCTACTGATCCCGACGACGCAGATGCGGCGTATCGGCTGGCGGTAACGACCCGCAATCAGTACGCCAGTAGCCCGTTGACTGTTACCGGCCTGCAAAACGGAGTGACCTATTATGTGTCGTTCTTCCCGACTTCTACAGACGGAGCAGTAAACACGGGCACTGCCAACCGTGTCACTGGCGTACCTAATCGGCTTGCGATCTCTACGGTTCCCAGTCAGAGTGGTAGCCTGACATATTCGGGCAATTCTCAAAGCCCGTCATGGAGCAACTATGATAGCTCCAAAATGACATTGGGTGGAGTTACAAGCGGCATTAACGCTGGAAGCTATAACGCCACCTTTACTCCAAAAGACGATTATTGCTGGTCTGACGGTAGCACATCTGCTAAGACGGTAAGCTGGACTATCGGTAAAGCGGCAGGCTCTTTGAGCCTGAACGCGACGAGCGTAGTTCTGAATAGTTCAGCAAAAAGCAAAACAGTCATCGTTACCCGTGCCGGCGACGGCGCAATTTCCGCACAAACCAGTGACGCCAGTGTTGCTACGGTTTCTGTCAGCGGGAACGTGGTGACTATCCAAAGCGTGAACGATAAGACTGGTACGGCGAAAATCACTATCAGTGTAGCCGCTGGTACAAACCATACTGCCCCTGGCAGTAAGACGGTCGCGGTGTCTGCGGAGTTCCTTCCTGCTGTCGGAACTGCATTGAACGACTGCTCTTGGGAAGATATCAGCAAGATCGCTGCAGCTGGTTTGGCAAGCACATACTGGTCAGTCGGCGCAACAAAGACCATTACCATCAACGGTACAGTTGGAACGCTTTCTCTTTCCAACCTGCCTGTTGATGTTTTTATTTTGGGCTTTGACCACAACAGCTCTGTCGAGGGCATCAACAGGATTCACTTCCAGATCGGTAAGATCAGCAGTAAGTTGATTGGCCTGATTGACAGTGGCTACAATAACTATTATACCAATGGTGCAAAGTATTTCAATATGAACCATTGGGGCAACTATAACTATGGCGGCTGGGCTGGTTGTGACCTGCGTTACGATGTTTTGGGTAGTACCGATGTGGCTCCTTCTGGCTACGGCTCTGCTGTAACTACATCCAGAGTTGGTTATAACGCAAGTGCCACTTGTGCTACAAACCCTGTTGCGAATACGCTGATGGCTGCGCTTCCTGCTGACCTGAGAGCGGTTATGAAGGGCGTTACCAAATACGCCGATGCCGTTGGCAACAGCTCCAATGTGGCTGCGAATGTCAAGGCATTCACCGACTATCTGTTCCTGCTGGCTGAGTTCGAGGTACAGGGCACTCGTTATTATGCTAACCAGTATGAGCAGAATTACCAGAAGCAGTACGCCTATTACTCTTCCGGTAACAGCAGGGTCATGTATAGACACAACGCTACCGGCTCTACGGCGTGGTGGTGGCTCCGCTCTGCTTATTACAACAACAATAACAATTTCTGCAATGTGAACACTGATGGCAGCGCCAACAATAACAATGCAAGGAATGCGGCTGCGCTCGCGCCCGGATTTTGCGATGCGGGGTCACATGGAGTAACCGATAGGTGAAAGACGACCCTCGCAAAAGGAGAGATACTTCCCTGGGTGAAAATCCCTAAAACTGCCCTTTGACGACCTTACACGGACGCTGCTTGCATGGCGGGGTACTTGCGCTATCCTCGTTTCATGTGTCGGGTCAAAGTAGTTTAGATGCGCACCTACAAGACAACTATGCGGAGGGCGAATACTTTTTATGACAAGCGAAGAACGCCGAGAGGCAAGATATCATCGCAGGAAATCAAAGCGACAAGCAAACAGACTGAAACGAAGCAAAGAAGTCGGTACACTTCAAGATGTTTTCAATTACCACGATATGTTCTTCTATGGGAGAAAATGTTGTACGGGTGTCCGTTGGAAACAGAGTACGCAAAACTTTGAGCTTCACTTATTTTCTGGAACAGCCAAGAGACGGCGTGAAGTTTTGGACGGTAAGTGGAAGCAAAAGAAGTGCGCACATTTCACCATTTCTGAGCGTGGAAAAGTGCGACCGATTGATGCCCCGCACATCGACGATCGGCAGATTCATAAGGTTTTTACAAATGAAGTCCTCATTCCCCTTTATCATCCGGGTATGATTTGCGACAACGGAGCCAGTCAGAGAGGTAAGGGACTACATTGGCATTTCCGTAGGGTAACACAACAGCTTGCATGGCATTACCGACGCTATGGAAGAGAAGGGGGCATATTCCTTCTTGACTTGAAGAGCTTCTTTCCGAATGCTAACAGAGATATCATCTATCGTCGGCATCAGCAAGTAATGTTTGACCCGCAGATTCGGGCAGTAGCAGACGCGATTATTGACTATGCGCCTTATGGCAATGCACCTGGTAGAGGTATGCCTTTGGGCGTGGAGCCGAGCCAGCAGGAGATGGTGTCTCTTCCAAGTGCGATTGACAACTATATCAAATGCCAGCTTGGTCTTCACTGTGCCGGTCACTACATGGATGACTACTATGTTATTTACCATGATATTGAAGAACTGAAACAGATAGCAAGAGATATTGTTAAAAAGTTTGAGTCTTTCGGTATTAGGGTGAATAAGAAAAAGTGCAAAATCATTCCGCTTACAAAGCCGTTTAGGTTTTGTAAGGCTCGTTTCACATTGACGGAAACCGGAGCAATCAAGATCAATGGTAGCCGTGATGGTGTGAAGCGTGCAAGGCGTAAGCTGAAAATGTTCCATAGGGAATATCTTGCTGGCAGGAAAACACTTTTCGAGATAGATCAATATATGGAATGCCAGACTGCGTACTACAGGCATTTTGACGATCACGGCAGGTTGTTACGGTTGAGGCGGCTGCACTATGCCATGTTTAATCGGTATAGAGAGCAAGAACAACTAAAGAAGTCCGCGTAAAAAATAACTAACAGATTACACTCGAAGCAAGTCTTCGGGTGTTTTCTTATTTGGAGGTATATCACGGTGAACCACAATAGCTATATCACAGTAAAAAGAGCAAAGTTCAAGACTATTAGCGGCGAAGTAAATATCCCATACGGCACGAAGCTGGAAGTGGGTGGAAATGTTTTGCTGCACAACGGGAAACCGGTATGTGCCGTGTTCAGTGATTGCGCATATGAGTTCTTTGCGCAAAACGACGATGGACAAGGGCTTCTGCGTGGAAAACTCATTCAAACCATCAAGTCTACACTTGCAAAGCATGATAAGGCACATCAGGACAGATGGGATAAGATTTGGGATGATCCTCGCTGCCAGCAGTACAAGTGCAGTGATCGTGATGATTTCTGGCTTTGGAACCACGATTTCTATAATGCTAAAATCGAAGATCTGAAACATATCGCCAAGTTGATTGGTGCAAAGGAGGTCAAGTAATGTATCGGATTATCAAAATTGACGGGACGGAATTGGGTATTACCGATTCTGTCAACTACATTCGTTATGGTGATGGCGGATGTTTTACTACAGCAACTCGTAAAGATGCTATCGGTGTGGCATTCAAGAGCGTGGCCTATAACCTGGTTGGGCATGAAGATATTGAGGGTGCCGATACTGTCGTTGTCTCAGAGATCGACGGTGGGCAAGAACTCAAAAGCCATCAGACTACCATCGAAGGTCTGATTCGGACAATTTTGGAGGGCTGAGAGATGAAGGATAAACTGAGAGAAATGTATGAAAATGGCCTGCGCGGAATCGAACCCTCCATTTCAGCGAACGGCCTTCTGAAGGCCGTTGCGAATGGTTGGATCACGACCGAAGATGCAGTGGAAATCCTTGGCAGTGACAATGCCTTGGAAACTGTACGTGCAGCGAAACTCTTGGAAATTTCCAAGGCTTGCAACGCGGTCATCGTAGCCGGCGTAGACGTACCTATCGGGGATCGCCGTGACCACTTCAATCTGAAACTGGAGGATCAGAGTAATATCAACAATCTGTTCCGCGTGGTTGAGCTTGGGGGTACTGAGTTCCCATATCAGGCCGATGATGGAACCTGCACGGTGTATTCTGCTACCGAGATTGCTCAGATTTACGTTGCGGCTCAGACGCTGATTACTGGTCAGACGGCATATCACAATGCTCTCAAGAGCTATGTCAATGCCATGACTGACGCTGAGGAGATCGCTGCTGTGCAGTATGGTATGGATCTGCCTGAACCCTATGCTGCGGCTTTGTCTGAGAAGATGGCAGTAGCCCAGGCTCAGATGAAAGCTATCATGCAAAAGCTGGGCGGTGCCGCATGAGCAGCGTTGAGCTGATTGCGGAACTAACCGACATCTGCATTCGTCAGGCTGAGATCATTAAGGCACAAGCCTTTATGTTGGCACAGTTTGGCGCTGAGGTCAAAGAGGAAGAGGCGCTGCGGGAACAAAACCGGCTGAAAGAAATTGCCGGAGAATGGGAGTAAGATAAGCATGGAGCGAAAACGAATTGGGAAGTGGGTGCTTTCTGTTCTGCTCTGGTTTTGGACTGGCGGTGTGTATTTCTTCGGCGAGGTCATCTGGAAGACTTCTCAGGGTAGGCCAGAAACGATCAGCTGGACGATGTTTGCGTTGGCGATTATTCTGGCCGTCCCCCTGGAACGCTTCGGAGCAGAGCTTCCCTGGGGAATGCCGCTGGTAGGGCAGGCGTGTATCTGTGCTGCCGCGATTACAGCGTTAGAGTTCGTTACCGGACTTGTTTTGAATGTGTGGCTTGGTTTGGGAGTGTGGGATTACTCGCACTTGGCCGGGAACATCCTGGGACAAATCTGCCCGCAGTTTACTTTGCTGTGGCTCGTCCTATCCGTTGTGGGTATTGTCATACTGGACTGGATGAGGTATGCGGTAGAGGGTGGAGAGAAGCCCCGCTACACATAACAGAATAAAACAGCTATTTGCTAACCATTTTTTAAGAGCCGTACCTAAAAAGGTGCGGCTCTTTCTTCATACGAAAAAGGAGGTGAGAGTTATGGGACGGAAGACGAGACAAAACAAGATCACCAGCCCGGAATTGATCGCCCAGATCAACCCGAAGAACATTCGGCTGATGAACGATTTTCTGGAATACCTGCGGAGTATCGGCAAGGCGGATTCCACCGTTAAGGCATATACGAGCGATTTGTATATTTTCTTCGTGTGGGTACTCCAAAATGCGGACAACAAGTATTTCCCGGAGATTAGCAAGCGTGACATCATCTCGTACCAAAACTGGCTGTTGCGGAACAACGAGAACTCTCCCGCCCGTGTGCGCCGGCTGAAGAGTACGTTGTCATCTTTGAGCAACTACATCGAAGCAATCTTGGATGACGAGCTTCCCAACTTCCGGTCAATCGTCCGCAAGATCGAGAACCCGGTAAATGAGCCGACCAGAGAGAAGACGGTGCTGACCGACGAACAGGCCGATCAACTCTTGGACTATCTGATGGAGCGCGGGCAGTACGAGAAAGCCTGCTGCTTCGCTTTGGCGCGGTATTCTGGACGGCGCAAGTCTGAGCTGACACGATTCAAAGTGTCGTACTTCGACGACGAGAACATCATCTATGGCACGTTTTACAAAACGCCTGAGAAAGTCAGAACGAAGGGCAAGGGCGTCAATGGAAAAATGCTTACCTGCTATGTGCTGGCAAAGCCTTTCAAGCCCTACTTCGATGCGTGGATGGCGAAGCGGGCAGATCTGGGTATCGAAAGTGAGTGGCTGTTCCCTGACAGGGACGATCCTACGAAGACGGTGCCTATCTCTACACTGAACAGCTGGGCGGAGACCTTCTCCAATATTCTGGGTATCCCTGTGTATTGGCATAGTCTCCGGCACTTCTTTACGACTTCACTTGCCAAGGCAAACCTGCCCGATTCTGTGATCAAGACCATCATTGGATGGGAGAGCTTGGAAATGGTGGATATCTACAAGGATATCGACGATGAGGACGAAATCGGCAAGTATTGCATGAACGGTGAAATCGTCGGGCAGAAGCAAGCCGCGCTTTCTGATCTGTAAGGAGGTGCGAGATGAACGAACTGACAATTCATGACTACCTTCAAAAGAAGGGATTGAATGAGTATGGGATCGCTGGGTTGATGGGCAACTTGTTTGCCGAAAGTGGCCTTAATCCTCGGAATTTGCAGAACAGTTATGAAAACGTCCTTGGCATGAATGACAATGCTTATGTAGCTGCTGTGGATAACGGTACCTACACAAATTTCGTGCAGGACAAGGCTGGTTTTGGCCTTGCTCAGTGGACGTTTTGGACTCGGAAGCAAGCTCTGCTGGATTTTGCTAAGGCGTCTGGAAAATCTATCGGAGATCTCATTATGCAGCTGGATTTTCTTTGGAAAGAGCTGTTCGAGAGCTACCCCGGCGTGCTGGCGGTGCTGCGGGCGGCAACCTCTGTATTGGAGGCTTCCAATGCCGTGCTGCTGAACTTTGAGAAGCCGGCAAACCAGAGTAAGGATGTTCAGAAGAAGCGTGCTGAGTATGGGCAGCGGTACTATGACCAGTTTGCCTCACAGACTGCTCCTGCGTCCGATTCTGATTTGGAACAGTTCAGAAAACTCTTTCAGGAAATGAGAGCTGAACTGCAGGACAACGACTGCGGCCAGTGGAGCGCTGAGGCGCGGCAGTGGGCGTTGGATATGGGTTTGATTACCGGCAACGGGACTGTCATCAATGGTGAACCCAACTATATGTGGCAAGACCTTGTTACCCGTGAACAGTTCGTGACGGTGCTCTACCGTCTTGCTCAAATCATGGGGTCGCCGGCATGAAAAGTATCTACGGTTAGTAACGAAAATATCTGACCGTTCGGAAATAAAGAGGTGAACTTCAATGGTCGATATCAACAACATTGTATCCCGTGGTGGGTACCTGGTGGATGGCGTGACAGGAGAGAAAGTCCTGTTCTATGAGTGCGATCCCAGAAAAAACACGGAATGTAATCGTGAAATGTGTCGGGGTGGCGGGGCAGAGGATGAGGGTGGCTTCGGGTTCTGCTCTAAGACACTCGATCCGCGTTTCCGTAAAGACGGCGGTAAGGCTTGGTATGCTGTGCTGAAGACATCAGAGGACGGCGGCGAGCCTTACTGGGGCAGAGAATACGTGGAGGTGGTTTGAAGTGATGACAGTTCAAGAATGTATCCAGTACGTTGAAAGCCATCTGGAGATCCGCCCTGCGACGGATAACGGAGCTTATACCAGCGGAAGAACGATCAAGCCTGCTGGCTGCGTAAACCATTCTGTTGGCTGCGCCCAACCTTCTGTCGATGTGTTTTTCAACACGATGAACAAGTCCAGTGCGGGCTGGGGTGTTAATGCTCTCCTTGGTGACTTCCATAAGGGCGAAGGACGAATTATTCTCGCTTTGCAATGGAATGGTCGCCCGTGGGGATGCGGTTCCGGCAGTAAGGGTTCGTGGAATAACACGAAGGTGCAGTGGGAGATTTGCGAACCCGCAGGCCACACCTATGCTGGCGGCACGATGGTCGGATACGACGTGGCGAAAAACCAGGGCTATTTCGACCGGATGTGGAAAATGGTCGTGGCATGGAATGTCTATATGGTCAAGAAATTCGGATATCCGATTTCTGGGATCAGCGATCATGCAGAGTCATATCGTGCCGGCTACGGCTCTAACCATGGCGACGTGGGGCAGTGGTGGCCGAAGCATGGCAAGAGCATGGATGCTCTGCGGAAGGAAGTTCAGGAAATTCTCAATGGCGAAACGGAGGATGATGACATGGATGTAACACGTTTCAAAGAACTCTGGGGCGAAATGCGTAAGGAACTCCAGGACAATGACGCAAGCGCATACAGCGCAGAAGCACGCGAGTGGGCAACGAAGAATGGCCTGATCGCCGGCAATGGTACAGCCGTCAATGGCGAGCCGAATTGTATGTGGGGCGACATTTTGACCCGCGAGCAGTTCGTCACCGTTCTTTATCGTTGGACTCAGATGATGGGCAAGGCGTAAAATGACCATCTCGATCGAGCGTGGTAAGAAGAAAAGCAAGCCGAAATCGAAGAGGCCACGCCTTGGATTTACCAACTGGCTTGCTGTATGTATCATGATTTTCCTTGCCGCTGGATTGGCCGGCGGCTTTTACCTTGCTCGACTGAGTATCGTATATGGGTATACTGGGGCACTGGCTTGCTACACGGCAGCTTTTGCCCCGATAGGAACTGCCTGCAGTATTGTGCTCAGTAAAATTGTACACAAGAGCGAGGTAGAAAACTCTGGTGCTGATGGAGAAGGAATTAAATTCGCAACTGCTAAAGCACACAATTTTTGTGAGGACGGCATAGAGGGCAGCAAAGAAAGCCCTGCAATATAAAAAAGGAGGATAGAGTGCTATGGATTCTGAATGGGTACGACTGATTGTATCGGTGTTGTCTGGTCTTGCCGCAACTATCCCGCTGGTAATCCAGCTGGTGAAATATGTGCGGAAAACGATCCAGGACAAAAACTGGCCGGAAGTTGTTAAGCTCGTTACCAGTTACATGGAACGTGCCGAGGCGATGTTCGAGAAGGGTGCAGATCGGAAGGAATGGGTTATGGCTATGGTTAAGGCTTCTGCCGATACTGTAAATTATGATCTCGATATGGACAAGATTTCCGATCTGATTGACAGTCTGTGCGATATGAGCAAGATTGTCAACGGTACCTCCAATACGGCGCGATAAGCACTTTGGAGGGACATGACATGAATATGGGAGAGATCTTGGGATGGAGCGGCGGGACGCTCCTTTTGCTTATGACCTTTGTTCAGATTGCCCCGATCAAGGTAAATCCTTGGTCGGGGTTGGCAAAGAAGATTGGCAGGGCAATCAACGGTGAGGTGTTGAATGAGATCGCCGACATCAAAAAGGAACAACGTGAGACACAGGATAAGCTCGAAAAACATATTCAGGATGATGATGAGCGAGATGCGAATATGCACCGCCAGCGTATTCTGCGGTTCAACATTGAGCTTATGAGGGGTGAGGACTTTACACTTGAGTGTTTTAATGATATGCTCCTTGACATCGACGAGTATGAGAGATTCTGTGAAACACACCCCGGATATAAGAACAACCGAGCGGTCATGGCTATTGCCAACATCAAGCGGGTATACCAAGACCATGAGGAAAACGGTGGGTTCCTTGTATGAATGAAGAGGGGTACAGAAATGTACCCTTCTTTTTTTTGCTAATAGTCTCTATTTGACATGGGTGGTATTGGTGTGTATAATATATAAGATGTACACAAACCACGAAGCCTATCTGAGGTTTTAAGGTGTTACCACAAATTTTACCACATTTGACGATCACAAGATAAAACAAGATAAAAGTAAAATGGGTAAAAAAGTTTTGGATTTCATGTGAAATGTGAGATAATGAAGCATGATAAGGCAAGATAGAGTATACCGTGAATTGTTCCCGACAATGAAGCCCCT